AGGTAATGGCAATTCCCGTGCGTGTCGCTATACCCGTAAGATTGCAGTTCTTTTGGAAGGCGATACAAGCGGTGATGTATATCAATTACAACTGCCATCTACTTCTATTTTCGGTAAAGGTGAAGGTAATGTGCACCCATTTGAAAGCTATATTAAATATGTAGCCGGGAATGGTCGTAACATTAACCAAATCGTAACCCAAATTAGTTTGGATACAGATAGTGATACACCTAAGTTATTGTTCTCTCCAGCACGTCATATTACTGAAGACGAATGGAACTTAGCTGCTGAAGCTGGTGATTCATTAGAAGCTAAGAACGCTATTACTTTAACTGTTGCACAAACTGATGGTGTTAAAAAGCCTACATTAGCTGCACCTGCAGTTAAAAAACCTGTAACACAAATGGAACCAGATGAAGAAGTTTCTGAGCCAGTAAAACGTGTTACTAAAAAGCCTGAGGTTGCGCCAGCTGGTAAGAAGAGTTTAGGTGACGTAATCAATGCGTGGAGTGCAGTAGACTAATGAGCCACGGCTACAGCGTAAAGCTGGTCCAGTTAAACAAACAAGCTGATAAAAAGAAGCTTGGGGTAATACTCGGCAAGGAGTGTATACGGTGTAGTATTTCCGTGGCACAAGTTGCTGGGATTATCGGTGTTAGCCGGATGACTGTATATAATTGGTTTACTGGTCTACATGACCCACAAGAAATATACGAGCCTGCCATACAAGGTTTATTAGACCAGCTTTAATTAATTGTTTTTTATGCACAAGACGAGAGGACGCTAAACCCTCTCCGATTGTGTTTCTTTGGAAGATATATGACAACGATTGACCTTTTAGATACAGTGCTTCCCCAAGAGGGATGGTTTGCTGTACTTGGAATTAAAGGGAAATCTGTAAGACAAAAGCTAGTACAGACACGTGAAGAAGTAAATAAAATAACAGAGAAGTTTGTTGCAGAAGAACGCAACGTATTCTTTGGTCTTGCTAAGTTTGAAACTGGTGAGAGCAGGGAACAAGATAATGTGAAAGCGCTTAAAGCATTCTGGCTAGATATAGATTGCGGCGAAGCTAAGGCAGAAGTAAATCCAAAAACTGGAAGACCTGATGGTTATATTGACCAAGCAACAGGTATGCAAGAACTCAAAAAGTTCTGCGATTTAATTGGCTTACCAACACCAATTATTGTTGACTCAGGTAGAGGGTTACATGTGTATTGGCCCCTTACAGAATCCGTAACACGGAACGCTTGGGAACCAATAGCTAAACGATTTAGAGACCTGTGCATTAAACAAAACTTTTATGTAGACCCATCCGTGTTTGAAACCGCTAGAGTCTTGCGGATACCTGGAACATTTAACTTTAAAGAAACACCAGCGTTACCAGTATCAGTCGTAGTAGAAGGTGCGCCTATAGAGTTTGAGAAGTTCAAGGAAATATTAGGTGTTACTGAGGTAGCACCCATAGAGTTTGCACCTAGTAAAGGTGAGCTTAATGAGTTCACTAAGTCTTTGTTGGGTAATAAGATTCAACGTTTTAAGAACATCATGATTCGTGGTGAGAATGGTTGCCAACAGCTTAATTATGCTTATGAAAACCAAGACTCAATCAGCGAGCCATTATGGTGGTCGGCATTAACCGTAGCTAATGTATGTGTGGATAGAGAAGTTGCTATTCATATGATGTCTAGTGGCCACCCTGACTATGATGCAACTGCTACCGAGGCTAAAGCTACTCAACAGAAAGAAGGTAAAGGTGGCCCTCATACCTGCGCAACATTTGAGAAACACAACCCAGGAGGCTGCGATGGCTGCAAATGGAAAGGCAAAATCACAGGACCAGTCGCACTTAGTTCTGAGATTAATGAAGCTAAGGAAGAAGATAACACCGTTGAAGTAGAAGAGGGTGTAGTAGAAGTTATCCCTGAATATCCTAAGCCATTCTTACGTGGTGCTGCGGGTGGAATTTTTATGCCCCCAACAACAGAAGAAGCTGAACCAGTCTGTGTGTATGAGCATGACTTGTATGTAGTTAAGTTAATGACTGACCCAACTGCGGGGGCTGTTGCATTGATGAAACTGCATTTACCCCATGATGGCGTAAAAGAGTTTGTAGTACCTTTATCAATCATAGCGTCACCAGATGAATTAAAAAAAGAGCTAGCAACAAAGGGTGTAGCTTGCACGCCCACGCAAATGAAATACTTATCTAACTTTGTTATGTCATTTGTAAAAAATCTGCAATACAAAAGGAAATCAGAAATTATGAGAACACAATTTGGATGGGCTGATAAAGACAGCAAGTTCATTATTGGGGATAGGGAGATTAGCAAGGACGGTACTTATGGAAGTCCAGCATCAACTGAAACCCGAGCTATTGCACAGTATATGGTGCCATGTGGTACATACGAAGCTTGGCGAGAAGTATTTAATATGTATTCCCTACCGGGCCTAGAACCGCATGCGTTTGCTGCCTTGACTGCCTTTGGCGCACCACTATTTAAGTTCACTGGACTTAAAGGCGCAATCATTAACGTCATCTATAAGTTTGGCGGTACTGGTAAGTCAACAACGTTGTTTATGTGCAACAGTGTGTATGGTCACCCCGAGTCTTTGTCATCGGTCTGGAAAGACACAAATAACGCCAAGATGCAGCGTTTGGGGGTAATGAATAACCTACCCTACACCATTGATGAAATCACCAATATAACCCCTGCAGACTTTTCAGATTTGGCTTATGGAATGTCTCAAGGTAGGGCTAAGGACCGCATGAAGGGGGCTACCAATGAGTTGCGTGAAAACAACACTACTTGGCAAACCATGTCTTTGGCTAGTGCCAATGCGTCTTTCTATGAAAAGTTAGGTTCTGCTAAGGCTGGCGCCAATGCCGAGATGTTACGCCTGTTTGAGTACACCATACCCCCCACCAATGTCATTTCTACCGAAGATGGTAAGCGCCTGTTTGACCGCCAGCTAAAGGAGAACTACGGGCATGCTGGAGATATCTATATTAAGTGGCTGGTAGATAACCTAGAAGAGGCTGTGCAGGCTATTTTGGATGTGCAACGCCGTATTGATACCGAGTTAAGGCTAACCCCTCCTGAGCGCTTTTGGTCAGCTGTGGCAGCTTGTAATATAGCTGGTGGCTTGATTGCTAAACGTATTGGCCTACATGACTATGACATGGCTGAGATTTATAAGTGGACTTGCAAGACTATTCAAGGTATGCGTGAGGAGATTAAACCCCCTGCAGAAAGCGCCGTAGCCGTAGTGGGTGACTATATTAACCGCCATATGCAGAACATCTTGGTAGTAAAAGCTGACGTAGATAAACGTACTGCAGCCCATTCCCTACCTACTTTAGAACCTAAAGGAGAACTGCTTATCCGGTATGAACCTGATACCAAGCTGATGTTCTTTGTGACTCGTGAGTTTAAACACGACTGCGTAGAGCGCCAGACTAACTATAAGGATACCCTAAGAGAGCTGGAAATTAAAGGGTTCTATAAAGGTTACATGAATAAGCGTATGTCTAAGGGTATGAAAATTACCTCCCCTGGAGTAACAGCATTGATATTTGATTGCTCTACTGGGTTACTAGATATAGATGGATTAATTGCACCGGAGATTGAGCATGCTGGTAGGGAAACTGAGTTACAACATTAATTGGAAAAACTTCAAGCCGGGGACTTCGTTCTTTGTCCCTTGTTTGAA